TTCGTGTCGGAGAGACTCGATCTGACCGCCGAAGTCGTTCTGCTTGCGGAGGGCAAGGGCCTGCTCCGTCTCAGCGGAGTAGCGGGACTCCCATTCCTTCTGAACCATGCCCTTGAGGGCTTGTTCGTCACGGATGGATGCGTAGGCGCGGTAGCCGCGCTCCATCGACTCGGGGGTGAGGTCGTCGGCCTTCACGACATTTTGGTTGCCGGAGGGGCCGTTCATCTGCATTGGGGCCACGCCGGGTCCCTTGATGACGTTTTGATTGCCGCTTGGGGCAGCGAGGGCGGGGTAGGTGGGCTCAGTTGCGCCTTCACCGGAGCCGACTTCGTCGCCTTGGCCGCGGTGGCTGTATCCACCGGAGCCCTCTTGGAGGTAGGCCTTCTCAAGACCGAAGTGACCACGGAGGGCGTCAAGGTTGACTCCCGCCTCGTGAGCGAACTTTTCCAAGGTGTCGATGTAGGCGAGGGCGGAATCCTCAGACTTCTGAGTTTCCCCTTCTTCCTCTTCCTTCATCTCCTTCATCTCCTTCATGTCCTTGTCGTCCATGTAGGCTCCCTTGTCGGCCTTTGAAATGTCTGCCGAGCCGAGGTGGCTCAGGACACGGGTTAGGCCCTCTTTGATTTCAGTCAGCGTTTCTGCGTTGCTCATGTTCAGTCCCTCATTGTCTGTTGGGTTCTCCATTTTCAAGATCGTGTAGCCTGCTTCGGGGTTAATTCCCTTCTTGCACAGCGTAATCTCGTGGAGTTCAAGGTCGGTGATTTCCCGGTGGGTGCCCCACTCGGGGGTGGTCTTGGTGACGCGGAAGAGCGCCTGACCACCAATGGAGAAAGCCCGCAGGTCGCCGTCACGAATCTGCTTCTGCACCTCACGGGCTTTTTGGATGTCGTCACGAATGCGGCAGACAACAAAGAGGCCGTGGTTGTCCACCTCGGACTTCCACACTCGCCCCTGCGAATCGGCGTAGTTGTCCACTACTTCGCCCACCTGAATGCCGCTGTGGGCGAGTTGGACGTTGCGGAAGGCCTTGTTCGACATGAACTTTCCAAAGGCCTTCTTCAGGGCGCTCGCAGGGATGCGGTCGCCTTGCTTGTCCACCATGTCCACGGACGCATAGCCCGCGACGAAGAGGTCGCCGGATTCGGCAGCCTTGAGCAAAAAGTCAGACCCGACAGCGGAGAATCCCGCCATTGCCGTGTCCGTCATGTTTTGGAGGATTCTGTGTAATGGTATATGAAGAGTTTCGGTTCTTCAATCAGCAAGAACACAGCGGTTCCTCGGGCATAACACCGCCGCAGTCTTCGCATTCTTCAAGCAATTGCTGTCTCGCCATGTCCATGATGCCCGAATAGCACCACACGCATAGGTTCAGTTCAATGACGCCAATGAAACCAACGGTTCCACCTTCGCCATCAACATCCACTTCAGAACCGCAGATCGAGCATTCAGGCAACGCGCTGCTCGGCTTCGCTTCGGTTTGCTTGCTTGACTTCTTGCTCATCAGCCTCGTCCTCCGCTGTTCGGGCAGGGAAACGCAGGACTGCCCTGCTCCCTTCAACCTCAAGCGTGGCCTCATCACCCATTAAGCCTCTATCAACACGAACATTCAGGGAAGGCGCATCCATTGGCTCATCCTCATCATCAACGTCTCGACCATCTGCAAACGTCGTGCCGGACTCTTCGGTTAATTCAGTTGGTCCACGGGGAGCAGTCAGGTCGGCTTGCATACCCGACCATGCGCCACCATCAGGAGATGCCCCATTCATGCGTGGATAAATGAAACGCTCCACGATGTCGTCGTCAATGGCTTCGTTCACGGTCCACTTGCCGTCCTTTGATTCGACGCCGTATTCAGGACCATACATCTCCAACATCTTCGGCGTGAGGTTATCGAACTCCTCACACAATTCCTCAGCGGTCTTCGACTCGTCTTGGTTGACGATGTATCGACGGACGTGAGACATGATTTCCTCAACCTCCTGCGGCTTGCCGTCATCTCCGGAAATCGCAGGAGCCCGCAACACAGCAGACTTTCGAGTCAAGTGCTTGCGTGGACGACGACGACGACGTGCAGAATGCAATGGAGAATGCGTCCCCGGAGTCGAAGACGTCACAGTTCCGCCCCCCGACGCTGCCGCACCACCGCCTCCTGCCGCACCACCGCCTCCTGCCGCACCACCGCCTCCTGCCGCACCTCCTTCCTTGAGGAGAGAGACAGCAAGCGGCCCCCAAAGTTCCTGTTGGCGACGAGCGTGCTTGATGAGCGTGACCGACCCTTCATAGGAAGAAAGAACGAATCCTTCGGGCCGCATCTCTCCCTTGACGACTACCGGGTCCACAATCTCAGGGTAGTGCAATTCGAGACGCCCGCCCCGAACCACCACCTGCGGAAGCGTTGGAACGAACTTCTTTAGCGAGTTTTTTTCCACGAGTCTAATCCACTTAGGGTGGACTTCGCGTCCCTTCATGAATGTCGATTTTGAGTCCCTGATCAAGAGTTCACCGTCTTGCATCGTGTTGGCTGTCTTGACCAATCCGTCCATATCAGATGAATTGCAGTTCGCCGGACTTGGGAAGTGGATGTGTTCGGTGCTGTCGTAAAGTGTCCGCAGCGCATTGATGCGGTCTTCCAACGGCTCCATGTGAAGGTCGGTGCCTTTGTGGACGAGGAGATCAATGGCTTTCAGCGTCTTCCCGTCCACATAGGAGTCAAACGTGCAGTCGCCGCTCAGTTTCTTCAAGTCGCCCTTGACCTTCTCGTGCAGATTGGCAGGCGTGATTCGGTTTCCCTTCTTGACCACGAGCATTCGCTTTCCGGGCGGAACCTGTTGAACGATCCAATCGCCGCTGAACCCCTTCAAGGTGTCGAGGTCATCGAGGTCATACAGGGTATGAGCAGGCTCAATCATGGTCTTGAAGACGCCCGTTGGCTCATAGTCCGACTTCTGAATGTCGCCTGAAACGAGATGAGAAAGACCCTGAGGATTGACCGCGCTCATCGCATATACGTCACGGTTCTTTGGCGGTAGTTCAACGTCGAGCATCGACGGAAGAGGGATGTGGCCCTTGTGCATCGTTCGCTGCAAGGTGGTGAACGGCGTGTCCTTGACGTCGAAGCGAAGTCCTTCGTTCGGGTCAAAACGCCATGCGAGCGTTGCGGGCATATCATGACCCCAAACGTCGTTGTTTCCTGCAACGTAAATCGGAGGCATGGTTGCGTGTGAAGCAGGGTTCACCGGCCCAAGTTCGCCCATTCTCATACCGCCCATGACCTTGTATTTCGGGCCCATAGGTGTCCGCATCGCTGCGTGATTGACGGCTGCTGCAATCTGTTGCAGGTTCCCACGAGCAACGAGGTTCGATTGCGGGTCCGTGCCGGTGAGGACTTCAGGGCCGAATTTCTCCAAGACCTGTTGTGTGGTATTGCTGATCATGTCCCCGAGGTGACGGTCCACGGTCTGAAAGTGTGGGTTGTGAGTCATCCAATAGCCCGCCGTCGAGGTGGGGTGGTCCTCACGGAAAATGCCCTGTCGTGGTCGGCCAACGTCGGTGTGCCCCATCATGGCTGTCCCGAGGGAAGTCATCAGCAACGCATCGGATGGAACCTCCATTCGACCATGTGCAATGCCTTTCACTTCGTTTGGATACAGATGAGCATGATTGGAAACCGCGCTCCAATTGCCCCTTCGACGGGTGAAGTCATCAGGCATTCCACCGTGAACGGCTTGGGCCGTCATCGGATCGACACTTTCCATGTTTGAGTTTGCGAGCGCGGGGAAGTGAGAGGAATGGGACGACGTAGCGGCGAGCCCCTCGACCACAGGAGAGATGAGACTGTTCTGAGCCCAACCCATCTCAGGAAAGAGTTCGGGGTAGGATTGTTGGATGATTCCTGCCAATGAGTCAGCGTTGCGACCGACACCACCCCAATGCAGGAACGGCTCCCACCAATGATGATTCATCGACGGTTCGCCGCCTTGTGTCCACGGACCGTGGTAATGGTCATCATGGTCGCTGATTCCTGCGTGTGAAACGACGCCGTGACGGTCAGCAGGCCTCATCCACCACTCCGCCATCGGGGTGAAGCGAGACATCCACGAACGCTTGGCGCGACCCCACGAGATGCCTGCCTTCTCTTGCATTTTGTTCAGCACAACCTTTCGTGCGGAGTCATCTGTTGCTGCGTTTGCTTGGGCCAACAGGTCCACGAAAGCCTCACGTTGCTCAGGGCGGTTCCATTCAAGTCCGAACAGGTAAGGCACCATGCCGAAGGAGTTCATCAGTTCCGAACGCTTTCGTTCGGTCCATTCTCCTTCATCCATAAAAGCGTCCTCGGCACGGTTGCGTTGGAACAGGTCGTGCATATGTTCGATAGGATGACCATATCTCTCCTTATCGAGGGACTGATAAATGCCGACTTCATCGTTCTTCATCTGCTTGAGCATCGGAATTGTGGAGATGATGTGATGAGCGTATTCAGGCTCTCCGTGTTGTCCACCGTGCAACAGGGGGCAGCAGCCTGACTTCATCGAAAGAGGGTGATGCTCACCATACGGGTTTTCTTCATCGGCCATCGGCCAATCTTCAGCCGGTGAAGTGGACACCTTCGGGTGCCCCGCCAAAAGATTGCTACTGATGACGGTCATTGGAAGCGGCGAGTTCAGGTCGCGCATTCGATATGGCTGATCGACAGGTGCCTGCATCAAAGCAGGGAGCGCCGCGTCGATGGCGAGTTCCGAGGATTTAGCGAGGTCAAGGTATGGACCAAAATCATAGTCGGAATCATTGAGAAGGGCGATGACCGCGTCTGTCCGCAGCCTGTTGAGTTCGCCCTCAGTCATACTCCCACCTCACAGGCGGGAATACACCTGCTCAAGCAGGTCCACGATTTCCGCCACGACTCCTTCCTGACCGTAAGTCAGGCCCTTCTTCAGGTCGGCAAGCGATTCCTCAATGGGAGCGCGGTTCGGCAGGTTGCCGCTGTTGCCTCCATCGTTAATGTGCATATGCAGGGTGGAGCCGGTCGGCCCGTATCCCGTTTGAGAAACAGAAGGCATCTTGAACACCTCAGAAATCGAAGTGGCTTTTTGTCCGTCTTCAACAGCGATGTAGCGTTGGTTGGTGGTGTAGGTGGTTGCACGAGCAGGCTCTCCGCCTGCAATGTCGAGGTATTGCGGGACGCCGTTGTGCATTGCAGACTCAACCTCGGACTTGTTCATCATGCCTTTGCGGGCACACTCGGAACAATAGCCGTGCTTCCCAACACCGCTCGGGTCTGTCTTTCCACAACGGTCGCAATTGAACTGCTCCTTGTCGCCGCGCAGGATCATCGGCATCGGTTGGTCAGGGTCCCTCCTCATGCCGTGTCCTTCATCGACATGTTCGAGGAAGTTCTCCTCGTGCAGATCGTCAAAGCGACTGTCGTAAGCAACAGGGTTCATTTTGCAGTTGATTGCCTGTGCGTCGGTTCCGGGCATTCGGCACTCTTCGTGGGGGTTGGCTCCACAGGTCACGCAGTTGTCGGAAGCATCGAACTTCTTCACTTTTGATGAACACGAAGGACAATCATCTTCCTTACAATTCATTTTGTCGCAATTCATTTTGTCGCCTGAAGTGCCCTTGCCCTTTCTATCGTTCTTTTGAGCGGCAGCGATAACGTCGCCACGAGTCACCTTGTCGCGGGGCTCAGTCATTGCAGCGAGTCGAGAATTGTCGCCCTTCTCAATACCGAGAGAGCCCATCAAGTCATGGACCTGCTTCAACAGACGGCCTTCAGGTGTCTCTTTCAGCGGGTCAAACCATTGCGGCATTATGAACGCACCTCCTTTTCAGCCGCTTCCCACTCAGCGAGTTGGTCATATCGGCTCTTAAGGAATACATCTCCGCTGCCGGAGAACGGGCTGTCGATCTGAGAATCAGAAGGAGGGCTTCGGTTTAGCGGGTCGAATGTTTCGGCGGCATGAGGCGTGGTGAATTTTTGGAATCCTGCCTTTCGCATCAACGCCTCGGGGTTGAGCATTGCCTTCTGAAGGTCGCTGTTCTCCTGCTCCAAGGAATTGATGCGCTCGCGCAAGGTTCGCATTTCAGCGACGACTTCCTTCAGGAGTTCAATGTGTCCTTCTTCGGTCAATTCACATACCTCCGGGTGCGGGCCCCGAGGGCATATTCATGGGAGCCTGCTGTGCGCTTGCCGCCATCATGGGGTCAGGCCCCATGCCCATCATAGCATCAGGGCCGCCGACGGGAGCCATTGGCTGCATCTGCACAACAGATGCGTGCTTTCCCTTGATCGTAGCGAGAGGTTGCTTGAGAGCGAGAGCCGCCATCTCAATTTGTTTCATGTCCATTTGAAGAGCGGCCAAGACCTGCGCCTCAATTCCGGCAGCACGTTGGTCATCGAGAAGGTTCGTAATGCTGTTCATCGTTGTGACCAAATCCGAAATACCTCGGTCACAATCATTGAACAGTTGAGCAATCGGAGCGGTGCTGACTGCGGTGGTCGGGTCTTGCTTGGAAATCATGGTGTCCCGAAGTTCAAGGGCCCGCAGACGGTCTGCGAGAGTCCCGCGTTCGGACACCCAAGCCATCCTCAGACCACCCGATGCGGCGTGAAGTATCCGGAGTCGCGGCCAACGCGGCTGACTCCAAGGGCAACGGCACCTTCAGTCCCCTTGTAATCGGAGGCGGTGTTGTCGTATTGAGGGATGACGCCGACGAAGCGGTCTGCGGCGCTGTTGGAGGCGACAGCCTTCGTCAGCGAGTCGTGGAGTTCGAGATCGCTCTTGAGGTGCCCAATTGCATTTTCAGCAGCCTCAAGGTGCTTCCCAATCATGGCGGGGTCGTTCGTTTTGATCGCGGCTTGCATTGCCTCAAGGGAGGCCAAAGCACGACGCGCCATAGGGTCCATCTTCTGAAGGATGTCGAAATCGGGCATCTGACTCACCTATTCCCATGTCTGATTCGGTTAAGAACTCTCCCCCTCGGATAGTCCGAGACGCCGAAGAGTCGCGTCCACCTTGCGGTTTGCCGCTTCAACAGCAGGAGAGTCCATACTACGCTTGTCTGTTTTCTTGCCGCCGGTAGGGTCGCCCTCATTGCGACGGACCATTTCAGGAGACTGACCGGCGCTGCGCTTTCCGTCCGTGTTGTCGCTCACGGTGCGGAGGGGTGGCAAGTCAGTTCCGCTTACAGCGGCGAGAGAATCAGGGAGCGGCATGGAGCCTCGACTTTGGCGCAGGTCCCGGTCGCTCTTTTGCATCGGAGCGCCGCCGCCGCCCTGTGCCTGCTGTTGAGCGGCCGCGGCCTGTTGCTGTTGAGCCATAATCTCCTCTTCCGACTGCTGCCGATAATCGAAGTGCAAGATCGTGTCGTCCACACGGTCGCGCAGGTTTGCCTCAAAGCCCGCCTGCTTCATCTGAATCATGTTGCGAATCGCCATCTCATCACGCCTCATGTGCATGATTTCGTCTTCCTCTTCATGCGGAGTCAAGGTGAGTTCCCATTCATCGACATCAAAAGCATTCAACAGTTGCGGGAAGCACACGCGATTGAAAACAGATTGCGCCATAGAAATTGAGCGATTGCTGACGACGATCTGCATTCCCTCGTTGTTCAAGCCGCCGCCGCTGACGTCATTCATGAACACGTTCGACACACCGTAAAACGCGCTGATACGTTGCCGAATGTCGTCCTTCATGGGGATGTATTGGAGTTCTTCCAAAGTGTCCATCATGCGAACGTATTCGATACCACCACGCCCGGACTCCGTTTCAACACCAATGGTGGGAATGTAGTTCGGGTCACGCTCAAGGTGTTCCTGAATGTTGCGAGCCGTGCGCTCGACAGTCTCCATGTTTGACGACTTGATGACCATGACGCCGCGCGGCATACGCTTCTTTTGATAAGCGGAATAGACGTAATTGTCCATTGCGATCAGGGTATTGACCTGACGCCACATGGTTGCTACGGGAGAGCGACCATACAGTTTGGACGGCGACCACTTGCTGAGATGAATGACTTCACCGTCGGTATAGACCTGACCCTTGCCGACGCCTGCGAGGTTCATGTAATGGATAGGGACAACGGCCATGCCGGTCTTCGGGCACTTTGCATCTTTGTCCGAAGTTCGGAACGAGCGGTCCACGAGACTCGTGTATTGCGAACCGCCGCGCACACCGCGCTTATCCGCGAGGATTCGCATGAAGATGGGGTCTGCACGGCTAATCTCCTTGATTCGGAAGAACGCAGGCTTCTGCGTCTTGGGGTCGATGTAGTATTCCTTGGTCAAGACAATGTAGGCGTCATCCACAATGTCGAGGTCCATTTCAATTTCGCGGAGAATTTCGATGAAGTCTTGCCCCATCCCATTGCGGGCGTTGAGTAGTTCGTCGGCATATTCGATTTGCCCACGGTCGGCCTTCCTTGTCTCTCCTCCACAGGACAGGCATTGGTCCACCTGCTGCTGATATTCGTCGTCACACTCAATGCACTTCGACACGAACTTAGGCTTCCACCCCCACCCCTTTCGGAACGTTTCGACGTTCAAGTGATTCAGGATCGAACGAAGCACGAGGCACTCGTATGCCGCCGCATAAAGGGCGGGAATGGTGATTCCCTGAAGGAGGGCGGGTTCTTGGATGCCCGATTGAAACAAGGGCATGGTGGGCATAGGCGTCGAATGACGCTCCATGTCCATTCCAAGAGAGGAAAAGAGGCGCTCAATTCGACGCTTCGCCATTCTTCAACGCCTCCTCAAATCCCGCACGAAGCCCGTCCTCATCAATTTTCCACCGCTTGAGCAGTTTCACCTTCTTTTCCGGCGAACACGTTTCGTAGGAGAACAGCCGAATGGCTCGGTCATCACCCTCGATAGCGGCCTTCGTGACGAGGGCCAAGAATCGGTTTTGCTGTGAGAGCCACGGCACAGCCTCCTCCGCTGCCTTCGAGACAGCCGCTTCCCCCTCAATGACCAATGCAGAACCCTCAGCCCTAACACCCCTCACACCCATCTCGGCCTTAAGGCACTCGGCGTATGTTGCCGCATTGTCTGATGAAAAGGGAAGAACGAGCCGGGGTGTGCCGCGGCTGTCTGTTTCGACCTTGCCGCCAACCTCCCATAAGCCTGCAAGCAATTCGCCCGCGTTCTTGATGATGGCATCGCCACGGTCTGCGAGGTCATAGTAGGATGCACGGGCGGTTGATTTGGACCCACGACCCACAACCTCGATCCCGAATAGGAACCCGTGTGATTTGAACAATGAGGAGATTTCGCTTGAGGAGGCGGGGACGCCGCGAGAAACGATTGCTCGTGCATCCATCATTCCTTGAGACTTAAGCAGGGCATGGGAATGCTCCATAATGTTGCGCTCTCGAACAGAAAGCCGCTCGGACTTGCTGACTCGTGCCCGCCAATCTTCATATGCGTTGGATTTGCCTTCGTCATCGGATGAGGTCCAAGCCTTGACGAAGCGGCGGAATGAAATGTCGAATCGCTGCTTATGTTGATTCAATGCGCGGTAGTCCTCATCAGTTAGGGGCAACGACTTCACGAGAGCAGGGTCCACGCCGACGAAAGATGAGAGAACAGCCACACGTTCTGCGTGAATCAATGGCGTGATCGTCTCGATGAGGTCCTGACGCTCGGCCTTGACGAAAATGTCCACGACCTCATCAGAAGTCATTCCGAAGTTCTCGGAAAACCACGAACGGGTAATGGGCACCGAAGGCAATTCAGAACCGGGTTGGCCTGCGGGATTGGAGTCACTCTCCGGACTATCCATACCGCGCGTGTTTGCCCCTTCGCGGGGAGAGCCGGGCTTCTGCCGTTCAACCTGCTGTTGCTCCACTTCTTGCTCCGCTTCTTTTCCTGCCCGCTGTTGGAGGTCAAGCAGTTCCTTTTGCTTCCGCTCAATCTCCTGTTCGACTTGCGGCATGACCTTGAGAAGGACGTCGCCCCACGAGTTCACGCCGGGAATAGCCACGAGAATATCACGCATCCGCCCACCCCAACCTTTGTTGCCACGTCGATGCGTCGAGAATCACAATGCTGTCTCGGAACTCCTTGGTAGCCTGAACTGAGAGCGCAAGGGCCATAACCATATCGTCGTGTCCGCCGAGAGATTCCATTCTTCCATTGTCGAGCATTGTGAACGTCGATAGTTCGCTGATCAAGGCATTCATGTGACGATGCGTAGCCCCCTCGTCCTTGTAGGGGATGACGAGGTGCCCCTGCTCAAAATGCAATTGCAGCGTATGGATAAGAGCCTCCTTCTTCATGCGGCTCATGTTGAATGGCTTGATGGGCAGGTCGCTGATTTCGCTGAGAACCTGATTGAAGGCCATTGCGAAATTGTTTGTCTCAAGTTCGATAATGGTTGGATTGAAGCGGGCATTGAGTTCGATGACCTTATCGATCTGAGCGTTGAAGTCCATCCCCTTCTCATGGTGGACGTGGACAACGTGCTTATGCCGATGTTCATCCATCGCAATGACCATCATACAGGTGTAGTCCGCTTTGCGGTTGGCGCTGATTGCAGGGTCCCACCCGATGTAGTAGGAGTATTCCTCGCCGTCACGCGGGTAATAGGAGAGAGCCAATTCGGTGTCTTTGGCTTTCTCCAACACCTCTTCGGGGAACAGACTCGACTCGCTCGCAATCGGCTTACACAGATATTCACGGGTGAAGGCAATCGAGGTCATCTCATTCCGACGGGAGTTGAGCGCATCGAGGCTCCACCGCTCAGGCCACAGGGGCTCACCCGTTCGTTCGTTGATAGCAGGGTATTCGTTGACCGCATACCCTTTCAAGCCCTTGAGTTCTGAATACAGATCGGTGAACGAGAAAGGGGTGCCCACGATGCACATTTGCGCGGTGTGATGGAGAACAGGAAGCAGGGCGGTGTAAAACCACGTCGAAATGGATTTCAATTGGGTGGGGGCCTCGGACGACAGAATGTCGTCAAGAACCACAATCTGCGGGTGAGCCCCACGCACCGCTTTGCCGACGGACATGGCTCGGATGGATGACTTGTTCGTGAACTTGAACAATTGCTTGGCCCATCCCCGTGCAGGCTTGAGGTGACGGAGCGCGGGCGTGGACATGATCAGTTCGTCCATTTTCGACATATGGTCGATTGACTGATGCTGACTGTGCGAGAAAAACAGGACCTCAGTATTCGGATTATAGGCCATACGCCATAGGAGGTAGCACCGGAAGAACACAGACTTGCCGTGGTCACGCGAAGCGATGATACAGGTCTTGCTGTTGTTTTCCGCGAGGTCATACCATTCCTCGTGGAAATGGGCCAATTGGAAGCCGCAGATGTCCTCGAAAAAGAAGCGGAAGTCTCGGCGTCCCATCTCGAAGTCCACGTTAGCCGTGATTTCGGTTAGGTCGCCCATCAGGCGTCACTTCCCCTTTTTGCTGTCCCGCCGAGGAGGTGGTGCTTTTCCTGAGATCGCGCCCGCTTGCTTGGAGGCCTTCTTTTTATCGGCGGCCTTAGGGAGTCCTGCGGTGGGGTTTTCCTCCTCCTCCTTCTTGGCTGCGGTCTTCTTTGCAGGTTTCTTGCCCTTGACCGCGGCCTTGATGTTCGGCTCCTTAGACGCAGGGGTTTCGGACACTTCGCGGAACTTTTTCTGCTGACTCTCAGTCAATTGGTCCAATTGGTCCGGGTTGTCCCTGAAGAACTTGATTCCCTCCGGCTTCCCTTGAAACATTGACTGAATCATCTTGAACCGCTTTTTGTAGGAGGGGTCATTCTCAAGCATATTTTTCTCGTCCTGTTCCGCCTTAGCAGCGGCCTTCGGTTTGCTCTCAGCCTTCTCCGAATCGGCTGCGTTGAGGCGTTCGGTCAAGTCGGCCTTATTGCCTTTGGTGGAGAGCCCCATTGCTTTGAGGGCCTCCCTGAGTTGGGCATTCGTCCTTTTGCCCCCGGACTTAGGCTTAGGCTTCTCAGGCTCTTCCTTAATCTCTTTCACCTCAGAAGCGGGCTTTGCGATCTTGTTTTGCTTCGGCTTCGGAGAGTCTTCAGCAGGAGGAGCCGGAGCAGGGTCAGGATTTGGCCCCTTGCCCGTCATCGCAGCGACTCCGGCTTCCACGGCTTGCGTCTCTTTTTCCGGTTCGGTAGCCATGCGCGATGAAATATTTTCTTTCAGTTCTTCCAAAGATTCTGCGCCAAAACGTTCTGCGTGTTCTCCCCCATAAGTCTCAATGTATTCCGGAAACTTGGAGGGGTCTTTCTGCGCTGCTTCAAATGCGTCTTGGAGTTTGTCGGAGTCGGGGGTTCCCTCTCCTCGCGTTGGCGGTTCGATTGGTCCTTCGCTTGGCGTGGCCTCTCGGTCCTCCCTCGCCCTTTCAGCCTCTCGGTCCTCCCTTTCTCTCTTATTGCGCTGAACTGCGTCAAACAGCCTGACCGCATCATCGGTTTTATCCTCCCGGTCTTTGGGACCCGACGAGGGCGTGATGCTGATTCCCGGTTCGGAGTAATTCCCTTCTTCATCGAGTTCCACTTCTTTCCCATTTACCGTGAGTTGTCCGTTCCGCATTGAGATGTTTCCGCTTCCTTCGATCTTCATCGATGAGGACCGGGCAGGTGCCTCGGGCTCAGTTGAAGGAGGGGATGACGTGACGGCGGGCGTTAGCACCGTTCGAGGAATCAGGCCTGCGGTGCGCTCTTCAAGAGGCCTCAATTCACGCCCGGTGGAAGCAACATTGACCGCATCAGGGATGCTCGATGTAGCCCGAGAAGTTCGGCGGCGGCGCGGTAGTTCACTTCGTAGGGGTCGGCGGCGCGACGCGGTAGTTTCCTCGGCTGCCTCAG